CGACCTTCCATAAGATAAAATAAAGACCTATTACTATTTATAATAACAGGTCTTTACACTTTCGTCAAATTTTACAACTTTCGCAATCTTCCTCTTCGGCACCAGAAAGTTCTTGAAGAAGTGATTGAAGGTCTTGTTTTGGTTCTTCTACTACCTCATCAGTTTTAATATCATATGTGTTTTGATAATAACTTGTTTTCCAACCAACAGAATATGAGTAAAGCATATCGTGCGCCATCACTGACACGGGAACTTCATTATTGGCATAATTCTCTGGATTATAAGACCAGTTACCAGAGATTGCCTGGTCAAAGAACTTTTGCATCACAGCAACAATATTGATATAACCAGTATTACTAGGCATATCCCACAGAAGAGTATAATTGTTCTTAAGTGTTTGGTACTGAGGAACAATCTGCTTAAGCGGACCTTTCTTTGATTTCTTAACGGACAAGAATCCACGAGGGGGTTCAATTCCATTGGTTGCATTTGACACAACGGAACTGCTCTCCGATGGCATTTGTGCGGACAGTGTTGAGTGTCTGAGACCGTGTTCCAGAATTGATGCTCTAAGAGTTTCCCAATCATGTTGCAATTTAATAGAAGAAATTTCGTCTACATCTTTCTTGTAGGTATCAATGGGAAGAATTCCATCAGCATACTTAGTACGTCCAAAATATCCACAATATCCTTTTTCTTTTGCAAGTTGGTTAGATGCTTTCAAGAGATAATATTGGAAAGACTCAGAGAGTCCATGAACAGCATCCCAAGCTTCCTGAGAATCATAATTAAATCCAAGTTTTGCCAAATAATGGGCAAGACCAATAAAACCTATTCCAAGAGATCTACGTGCCTTTGTAGCAAGTTCTGCAGCGCGTACAGGATACTTCTGATAGTCGATCAATTCATCTAGACCGCGAACTGAAAGATCACACAGTTCCTCAAGTTCTTCATCAGACTTTACCTTTCCTACATTGATAGCAGAAAGAATGCAAAGAGCAATTTCTCCGTTAGTATCATCAATATGCTGAAGAGGATAAGTTGGTAGAGTAATTTCTTGACAATTATGAACTAGAATATCATTTGCAAAGAAATTATGAGTTCCTTCTACAGTAATATCATAAACTGGGATTTCTTCTTCAAGATATTCAATCTTTAACATTTTTTTCTCCTATTTTGTTCTAAAAGTTGTTTAGCAAGTTTTCTTTGAGTTTCGTCTCTATAATAAGGATTATACACCAATCCAGTTTGTTCTTCAATAGATTTATAAAAGTTTTTATGTTTCCCACCGAATCTATTTTTAGAAAAATGTTTTGGAAACTTAATATTCAATTCATTAATAGCAAACTCAACTATTCTTTGTCTTCCACCAATAAATCCATATTTTTTAGCAAACTTTACACCTACTTCTATAAGTTCCTCATCAGTGTATCCAGAATAGTTTGGATTATTATAACCAGTAGTTCTTATGGAAATACCATTTTTCCACTCTTCCTGAACCTCCTGTGAGCATCTTGGAAGCATCCATCCACCAGTACCACCTGAAGTAGCATTATAACCTTTTGTATCACTTTCAAAGAGTTTAATGAAGTGGGTTTCCTTTTCATTAATAAAGTTTTCATCTTCAGTTTGGTAAGTTTCAATCACAGATAAGTCCCAACAATCTTCACCATATTTTCTAATTGCAGAATGAAATCTAAATTTTGAACCATTTCTTGCTGACGATAAATGACGATTCCAACGATGCTCCAAAGAGTATTCAGTTTTTCCTATATAAGGTTTTCCGTTTTTCTTATTAGTAATCTTATAAACAATATATGTTTTCATTATAGGAAATGTAATCTCATAACTATTTATAAAATATAGAAATTACACTTCCTATTGTGTTAATTAATTACCAATTCATCAGTTTGAACCAAATCTTTTGCCATGACATATCCACGATTTTTGGTGAATACTTTATGCTCTGGTGTCACAACAATACTCTTACCACTTTCTTCATCAGTAATTTTCATTACTTTTGCTTTTGGTGAAGTTTGGGTAAATGCTGTAATAGGTGCCCACTCTTCTTTACCAGTTTCAGTGTTATAAGAAAGAACTTTTAGATCATTGACAAATAAGTTATTACTAAATTTTTCAAGATCTTTAATTTTAATAACAGTTGTTTTATCAATAGTGTCCCTAGAAATTGATTCGTCAGAATAATCATTTAAATTGTGTCTAATTGAAATCAAAGTATCACCAGCAACACAAAGATTACTCATCTCAACCTTATCCTTAAAGGAAGAGTGAGAATTACAATGATCAATATTCATAATGTAGATACGACCCGTTTCAGCACGTTCTTTGAGGAGACTAAGAATGAGTTCCTGTGCCTTAACAGTTTTCGACGGAATGGACGAATTGTTCTCGTATTCAGCATATAAATCGTCAAACTTGTCTGTTCCGAAAGCATCATAAAGTCCAGGTACATCATGAGGGGAGAAAAGCGTGATCTCACCATCCTGAATGAACCTCTCATAAAAAAGTTTGCTGATCTGAATGCTGTAATCAAGTTTGCGAACACGATTATCCTCCGTACCCTTATTATTTTTAAGAACAAGAATATCTTCTATTTCTTGGTGCCAGATTGGGAAGTGGACTGTTGCTGATCCACCTCGGATGCCATTTTGAGTGCAGCATCGGACAGTCGCTTCAAACTTTTTGAGGAAAGGGACAACACCTGTGTGCTGAACTTCTCCACCTCGAATTTTACTGTTGATGCCACGGATGCGACCTGCGTTGATGCCGATTCCCGCCCTTTGTGCAACGTATCGACCAATAGCCATATCACTGCTAAAGATAGAATCGAGGGTGTCATCAACATCAACAAGAACACAACTAGCAAATTGTCGAAGTGGCGTTCGTACTCCTGCCATGATAGGCGTGGGGATGTTGATTTTGTGCTTTGAGATTGCGTCATAATACCTCTTTACATATGACATTCTGGTTTCCTTTGGATACTCTGCAAAAATAGTCAGAGCAATCATCATGTACATAAATTGCGGAGTTTCATATACTCCACCACCGCTTCGATCTTGCACGAGGTACTTATCAACGACCTGACGTAGACCTGCATAAGTGAATAAGAAGTCGCGATCATGATCAATATAGGAATCAGCGCGATTAATCTCTTCTTGAGAATACTTGTTGTAGATATCATTATCATAAACTTCCGAAGTAACACATTGAACAATATGCTGCTCAAGTGTAGGAAGTTCCTTCATTTTTCCATACAGTTGCTTACGCACAGAAAAAAGAAGCAGACGTGCAGCAACGTATTGATAGTTGGGATGATCAAGATCAATTAGATCGCTTGCACTACGAATCAGAATTTCTTGAATCTCTGCAGTAGTGATTCCATCATAGAATTGAATACCAGAGGTCATCTCAACTTGACTTGCAGAGACCCCTGCAAGACCTTTACACGCCTCTTCAACCATTAGATGCATCTTATCTAGGTCAAGAGACTCAATTCGTCCATCACGCTTTTTAACTTTTGTACCGTTACTCATACTTTCTTCCAGGCAGTAAATTTAAGTTTTGCTTCTAATCCAGAGTAGATATTAGATTCTATCACATTCTGAACATCAAGTCCAGATAGAACCATATCATTAATGTCTTTTTCTTTTATTGTTGAAGGCCAGATGACAACTTTTTGTCCATTTTCGATAACTCGGGAAATTCTTGATAGGATTTCTGTATTACGTGGTTCGTTATCGTATATCCAAACACAATCGCGAATACCCCACTTAGTAACATCACCATCAGCTCCACACAAAGCAATTGCGTTGCGAACGAAGGTTGAGTCGAAGGGACCTTCGGTGACGTAGACAGTTTCACTTTTTTGGACTTCATCAAGACCATAGATTTTTGGTGCGTCATCGTCAAGCATTATAGTGATGTATTTAACCTTACTGGGACCAAGTGCTCTTCCCTGAAACCCGACTAGATTATTTTGATAGAACAAAGGAATAATAATCCTTTGTTCATCTTTATCTGTACTGTCGAATGTTTGGCGAAGAGAGTTGGTCCACTCCTTAAACTTTTCGGTGTAATAATAGTTATCTGGATTTAATTTTCTACTTTCCAGATACTTTTTTGCATCAAAGTTTGATGATGCTTTGGGTAAATTTATTTTTGATTTGAACTTGGGTGCTTCAAATTTAAATACTGGTTCTTCTACAATAAAGTTTTTTCCAGTATGACCTTCTTTAAACTTTTCAAAGGTATATTGCTTGTAGATTACATTATCAATCTGCTTTAAAAAGTTGTTGAAAGATATATTGATACCACAGTTATGGCATTTGAAATTTGTATTATTTTTTACTTGATACAAATATCCCCTCGCTTTGTTTTTATTCTTTTGAGAATCTCCGCAAATAGGGCAACGAAAATTATAAAGGTTATGCTTTACCTTTTTAAACTTTTGGAATTTGACAGAAATCAAATTGATGTATTTAACATCAACAAAATCCATAACGATACAGTGGGAGGTCTACCTATTATACCAGACTATCTGGTCTTGTCAAGACACAGGACAGTTAGGAGTCCTGTCCATTTTATAACTGAATTTGTTATTTTTTGAAGCGAGTAAATCGTTGTTTTATTTTTGGTTTTGGTTTTCATTGGCAATATCGCCAACACTTAATTATTTATTTTGCATTTGTATTTGTGAAGTATCCGGTGTTAGGAGGTCTACAACCACATGAGATTGGGAAAATGCAAAAGAAACAACAGCAAAAACTCCAACTATTATCCAACGAAACTTTATAACTTCTTCCAATTTACTTTCTACTTTTTCTATTCTTTCCGTTACTGCATCGTGCTGATCTTTATTTTCTAATTTTAATTCTTCAATTAGTCTGCCAATATAATCATCTGCTTTATGACATTGTTCTATTCTTTCTTCATGAACAGCAAGCATTTTACTAATATTTTGACTAGTTTTACCCATAATCTGTATTGCTTCGTCGATCTTTCTCATCATAATCTCATATGAAGAAAGTCTTTCTTCTAAAACAGCAATTTTAGTGTCTGTAGAAGTATTTGAATTAAACATCTCTGCCATGAGTTATTTTTGCTATACTACTAAAAACAAATAACTCAAGTAGTTTTATTAATATTTATTGTTCCGTTTTCTTCCACCTTTACGAGAACCATCTGGAAGTTTAATTTGAGGTCCTTTTCTTCTTTTGAATCCCATTACAGGATCAAATCCAGCAACTGGTCCTTTTGGATCAGCGGATCCACTAAATCCACCAGATCCTCCAGGAGGATTTGCTGTCATTATTTCTTCTCTGATTATAGAAATAATTCTATCAAGTTTCTTGGGATTCATTGTAGATCTTATACAATTCTGAGAGACAGTTTAAATCAACTTGCACATTATGAATATAACATTTTGGATACTCAGGCAGTTTTCCAAGAAATACAATGAATGTTTTCATTGTGGACCACAAATCCTCTTCTATTTTGTAGAAAAGCATAGGAGTCGTTGCATCACCAAAAATATTATAAAGAATAATAAAATGATTAAGAAGAAGATGAGATTTTAACTGACCTGTATTCTTATATCGTTTCAATAATCTTTTAATATACTTAAAGTGATTTAAGTCTTTTTCAAAGTCTTCTTTAGTTACTGCCTGAGGATTTTCATAATGCTTAATAGCAAATAAAAGAAAGTTATCCTCATTCAACTCATCAAATAACATATAGTATTAATATCATACAGTTGGATCTGCGTCATAGATAGGAACGTTTCCTGTCTGAATACCAGACATTGCAACAAGGATTTCCTTCTTGACTCTTAAGTTACCCTCAGCATCTTTATAGGTTGTAACTCCAACCCATCCTGCACCAATTTTATATACAGTAGATGAAGCAGCATCAACACCTGCAGTTGAAACGCCTGCAACATAAGTATTACGAGCACCAGTTACACGAGTGAATGTAATAGTTGCGCCAGTTGCAATACCTGCAGAAATTGTAGATCCAAGAGAAACAGTTGTAGCGCCAATTGAAGAAACTACAGCACTGACTCCACCATTAGCAGTAAGAGTATCGGTAACAAGAATTCCAGTCGTGCTAGCAACTGCGACGATACTGGTTCCGATTGATGCCCCAGGAGCAGATGCGGTCGTGACAACAGCGTTAATAATCTCCCCAGAACCTTCGTGCTTCTGACTATAAAAAACGTCATCAATAGTATATTTTGGTTCCTGATTTACAGTGAACTGAGCACCTGAAATGGTAGCTCCACTAAGACCATTGGTTGAACCAATTGATAGTTGAGTTGTGCTTGCAATACCAACGATTACAGCATCTCCATAATAAGTGCCACCAACAACATCACCAAAACGGATAACATCTCCAATTCCAGCGGCACCAACATTACCAAAAGTCGTACCACTTCCGGTAACAACGCCAGTTTGGTAATCTAAAGATACTGTTCCACCAGAAAAAATGTTATCTTTGTCTCCCCAGAGTGCCATGTTTTTTCCCGTAAAAATTATTTGATATGAATATTTATAAAAAAAGGAGACCTTACTTTTGGTCCCCTTTACGTAAAATAACTCTTAAAAAATTAGTTAAAAGATCTAATAATCCATTCTCTTCAAATTTTTTAGTTTTTGCTAACCACTCGGATGCAACTAACAAAAGTCCAAAAACAATAGTTATTCCCCAGTTAATTACAAAGCAGGTAATCATTCTTGAGGCGTAAAGAGTTTATCTTTAACAAGTTCATAAACTACATCATCAATGCTGTTATCAGTGCTATTAACGTACTTTTTAAGTAGGTCAAGAACAAGATTTTTGACTGCTGGGTGTGTCGCAATTGAAATCAGAAATGGTTTTACCACTGCTACTAGTGCGTCCATAATGTCCTCCTTGAAAGAGTATCCTGTTCTATTTAGGATTTTAAGCAGTAATATCAGTATCTACACCTTTAGGAGCAGATCTCAGTGCTTGGAGTTTTCTCTGCAGAATTTGCACTTCTTGCTGTCTTTGCTTATCTCTTTGTTGAGAAATCTTTTTTTCTGCTTGATCTTGCTGACTAGATTGCGGTGACTTTGTGGGAATTTCCATCGCTTGTTCAGCAATCTTTTTTGCAATTTTTGTTGCAGTAGCCATTTTAACTTCCATACCACGACCAGGATATCTTTTTTCAAAATCCTTTAAATTCATAGATTTTGCAATTTTTTCTCTTTTTTTCAATTCAGCAGCAGTTAATGTTTTTTCTTCAAGTTCAAATTCTTCAGATTTTAAGAGATCGTCTAATGAAGGTGCTCCAGGTTTTTTTGGATTTGGTTCTTTTGATTTCTTCTTACTAGATGCTCTTGTTCTTTTTTTTGATTCTTGAGTTTCTTTTTCCTTCTGATATGCTTCTTCTCCACTTGATGATGGTTTGAAACTACCAAATCCTTTAGTCGATACTGTTCTTCTTCTTACTGTTGGTTCTGGTTTTGATTTTGGTTTTTCTGATGCGGGTTGTCCTACTCTTGGATTTTCAGAAGTTCCTACAGGTGCTTTTGGTGCTTTTGGCGGAGTCACATCCCTAACAGAAACTCTTTGAACTGGTTGTTCTTTTTTACGTTCTCCTGCAACTTCTACTCTTTTACCGCCACCAATACCACTACGTGGACTTGCAGATCTTACTCCTGCTTTTGAATGTACCGAACTTGGTTTTTCTTTCTCCATTCTACGAGCAACTCCAAGTGCTCCTCGTGCAACTTTTCTTGCTCCTTTTGCAATTACTTTCTTTAGTCCACTCTTAAGTGTAGATCCAATTCTTCCAAGTAAACCAGGTCTTGAAGATCCAGAACCCGATGAAGATCCACTAGAAGATCCTGAAGAACCAGAACCTGACGAAGAACCAGAAGACCTTGAAGAATCAGAATCGACTCTTTGCCATTGAGGAAAAGTGTCTCTATTAACCATTCTCCAACCAGTTCTAGTCGAACCAGAACCCGATGAAGATCCGCTAGAAGATCCTGAAGAACCAGAACCTGATGAAGATCCACTAGAAGATCCACTAGAAGATCCTGAAGAACCAGAACTTGATGAAGATCCACCAGAAGAACTAGAAGATCCTGAAGAACCACGTCTTCCTCTCTTATACCCAGCACCTAATTCTCTTCCTACTGCTTTAGCGCCTCTTACAGCAAGTCCACCAAGATATCCTGCACCACGAACAAGTTTTTTACCCGTGTTTTTAACAGCAGTCTTTACTTTTTCCAGTCGATTACTCTTAACATCAGTATCATGACCATAGGTTACTCTTTCTTCATTTAATAATGCAGATGAGATTTCTAATGATTCAAGAAGAGTATTTTCTACTTCTCCAAGATCATATCCTTCTTCAAGACACTCGTAGAAAAATTCTTCTACTACTTCTTCAATTAATTGATCAGATAATAAAAAGATTTCAGATTCAGATAAATCGTCAAAAACTCCCTCAAAATCTTCGATTTCAGAAATTTCAAGAAGAGTTCCACCAAGTTGATCAACTCTTTCTCCAAGATTAAGTTTTGGATTTATATCAATTTTATTATTGATTTCTTTTTCTACAATTTTTTGATCTTGATCTTTTGATGGAATTTTATCTGCTACTTCAATAAGATCTTTTCTCCAATCTGAGAAACCTTCTTTTACTTGCTTTTTCTTTTTTCCTTTACGAAGTTCTTTAAAATCAGAAGATGTTAGTTTCCCATAAGGAGCAGCAACATCTATTTTAGTCTGACCGCCAATTAATGCTTCTTTAATTTTCTTTCTCTTAAATCTACCAGAAACTTCCCCCTCTTCATATCCAATACCATTGCCATCATCATCCCACCAACGCTTTGGTTTTTCCTTTTTCTTTTCGTCAAGTTGCATGGAAACTTGCTCCAAATAGATCTTGGAAATATCGTTTAAATTATTAGAGTCCATTTTAACGAGTGCTTGCTTTTTTTGCCTTATACTTATTTATAAAATTGACTCCATATGCTTTACCACCTTTTTGAAGGTATTGACTATTTGTTCCAATTACACCCGGTGTCATTTTTGCATAATGTTTAAATGCCCCCAAAGTTCCAACAAGAGTATTTGGATGAGTTTTATCTCTCATAGGAGAATCCATTTTAACTTCAGTATATTCCATCAAATCTTTAATCCAAGACTTAAACATATAACCTTCTTTAGTGACACAAATTAAATAATTTGTTCCCCTACGCATTACCTCACCGACTAATCCTGTGTTTAAATTTTCAACAACATCACCAACTTTAAAAATTCTTCCAGTTATATAATTTTCGCGAAGATTTTGAACATCAAGTTTTGGAGCTATTTCCCAAAGGTTATAATTTTCTTTTTGAGTTTTTGTTTTTTTAATTTTCATTCCCTGTCTTACTTGATCAAACAGAGCTTGAGTTTCTGCATTACTAAGAGTTTTAGGTGTCCCTCTTCTAAAAGTCGAGAAATCATTATCAATTACTGCTTTTCTCATTTTTGAAGAAGACACTCCCATTGCCCCTTCAGCTTCCGTATCCTTAACTCCCGAAGATATAACACGAATCAAATCGAAATTATATAATTCTTTGTTATATCTTTGAGATAGATTTTCAAATTCACCATGACGATCAGATCCACAAACAATATTTACAGTTCCATACCCATCCTCAGAAGCGGTAATTAATACATCAAAAATACTTTCCATATCAGGGTCATCAATTATATTATCAGAATAATCAGGGAACATCATCCTCATGTACTGAATTTTGACTTCAGGATTTAATGGATTCTTTTTTGGATCTTGAGTTCTTGATGGATATATTTTTAAATCTCCACCAACAGAAACTTTTTTAGCAATATTAAATGTTTTATCGTGTCCAATTGTAGGAGGATTAAATCTTCCCAATACAATTGTGAGAGTTGGTTTTTCCTCTGGTTTTTCCTCTTCTGGAGGTGTTTGTGATGGAAGGGCACGTGGAACTGAAGCACTAGATGCTTGTCTACGTGCCATTGGAACAGGACCAGTTGCTTGTTTTGGACCTTTCTCTTCTGGAGAACCCGCTTGCCTTCCATCAAGAAACTTTAACTTCCCATCTTCAGTTTTCGCTACTTGCCTTCCACTACGATCTAACCATCCACCATGATTATCACCAACCAAACCAAGTTTTTTCGCCTGCAATGATGCCTGCGATACTCTTGCTTCGGATAAAAATTGGAAGAAACGTTTCATACTATTTTTTTATATACTTATATTTATTTTTACGTTTTCTTATATTTATATGGAGATAAGGAGGCTCGAACTCCTGACATCAGCCTTGCAAAGACCGCGCTCTACCAACTGAGCTATATCCCCTTCATAAAATATAAAAAGAGGGTAATTAAACCCTCTTTAATTTTTATATTTTCAATCAGCGAAGACCATATTTTTTGAAATCTGCCTTGGCATCATCTCTTGCCCTAAGTTCTTGTGCCTTTCTATACTCGCTACCAGCTCCACCTGCTCTATTCAATCTTGCTTGTCTTGTCGAGTACTTACGCTCAACTTCAGTATCCATTTTGTCGGCAACGGCACGGAGAACATCTCCTCTATCACCACCAAGTTTTCTTGCTTGTCTTTCAATCTTTGCACGATCCATTCTCTTAAATCCTTCATCGAGAATTTCATCTCTCCACTCTTCACTCATATTTGCCATAATAACTGCTGCCTCATCTTCAGTTTCAGCAAATCCTTCATCAAGAAGATGCTCAAGAACAACATCATAAAGATCAACGGTTTCAATCTCTTCAACTAGATAAGACTCAACAATATCTTGAACTTCAAACTCTGAAAGTGACTCAAAAACATAAAGTGCATTCTCATAAGAATCAACATAACCCTCATGAATCATTTCTTCAAAGATTATGTTTAGAATATCATTGAAGATATCTTCACTAATACCTGCTTTCTTTCTGAATTTCTCTAATGCGCTTTGTCTGCCAGTATGTGCTCTTTGTGTTGCCAATTGGCCAACTCTTTCACCAGCAAACCTAATTCCTCTGGCAGTTGAACCCGCAGATGCTTTTTGTAATTTTGCTTTTGCGGCCGCTCTTCTATCAGATTCCTTTGCAGGAGGGAGTGCTGCTTTTACAGATGATCCAGAAAGTGCTCTACCAGATGAAGAAGATTTATCATCACTTTTGCCTACATTTCTATAAGGAGCAGGAGATCTTGGACCTTTTGGTGCTGGCGTTGGACCTTGTTGAGGTTTAAATGTTCTGTTTGCAAAATTATGCCCACCAGGTCTCCACGTTGGTTTTGATTCATCGCTTTTTGCTGCTGGCGTTGGACCTTGTTGAGGTTTAAATGTTCTGTTTACATTTTGTCCACCAGGTCTCCATGTTGGGTTTCTTTCAAATTCAGAAGTATCTCTACCTCTTTGAGCTCTTGCTGCTCTTCTCATTTGGCGTCCAGTTGTTCTTGCTCGTGCCTCTCTTCCTGCTTGTCCGCTGAATTCTTTTTTAGCCGCCTCATAACCAGCTTTTGCTGTTCTTCCAACTTTACCCAAGAATCCTTTTACTTGTTGTGCTGCAGATCTGACTTTTTGACTTGCCTGACCAACTCTAGCAGATGCTGAAGTTCCTCCAGTAGAACGTGCAGGAGATGCTAGTCTCTCACCAACACGTTGAGCTGCCTGAGTAATTCTACCAATTCTTTCCGCTCTTCTTTCTGATCTCTCTTTTGCCGATGCCCTATTTCTTGCTTCTCTTGCCGCGGTTTCGGATGATTGTGCATATGCTCGCGCTCTTGCGGTACGAGCAGACATATCTACTCTTCCTTCAGATAGAACATAATCCAAAGAATCAAAACACTCATTGATGTCAATATCTCCAGATACAAAAAGATCTTCCATTACCAGATCAAGTTCATTATCACTTAGATCATCAATGAAAGAAAGATCTTCCTGAATTGAAGAAGATTCTAATTCATCTCTCAGTTCTTCATCATAAACGGCAACATATGCCTCATGAAGAGATACAATATCTTTGAAGTTCATTTGTTCTTACTTATAGTGTTCTATGGATATTTATAATATTATCCTCTTGTACCATATGTTCTTCCAGTTCTACTAATATTAGTTCCTCTTCCTCCAGCAGTTCCTTTTTTAACATATCTATGCTGAGTAACAACATCAGGTTCTGCTGGCAAATCTGTTCTTTGGACATCAGAAGTAGTTCCAACTCTACTTACCACATCTCTTGGTTTTGATGCATATCCTCTAACTTTAGTATTTGGATTTGTTGGTTCTTTTGGTTTATCCGAATTACTTACTGCGCCAATTTTTGCTTGAGTTCCTGCCTGCAATTCACCTGCTTGCTTTTCAACTTCCAAAGCACCTTTCATATCTCCTTTTTGCCTGAGCATTCTTGCCCTTGCCCTCAGTTGAGCAATCTGAGAAGATACATTTTCTGCTTCTGAAATAAACTCTAAAAAAGTTTTCATTACTTTTAATCTTTTTTAGATATTTATAAAAAAACCTCCCAGAGGAGGTTTGAATAAAAGGTTAAGAACAGAACCAAATTATTATCTAATTGGCATTAAGTCAAATAGATCAGATTGAAGATTAGAGTATTTTCTAATTATTTCTCCTGCCTTTGCATTTGCTTCGTTTTCAGTGGTACTTCCGGCATTTCCATTCAACCTTTTGCCTTCACTTCGCTGCTTATGATGAATATATTCGTGAGCAACGGTTCTCAAAATATCTATTGGATGACGATTAACAATACTAATAACAATTTTATCCGGATACATTAATCCAAATGTTTTATTATTTTTAGAAAAATCTACATCATCCACAAGAATAATTGGAATATCGTAAGCAAATTTAAGTTCTCTTTTTAGAAAAATTAAAAACTTTTTAAGAATTGATTCGAATTGAGATCTTGTAGTTGGTCTTCCTCTTCTTTTTCCAATTAAAGACATTTTTGCTTTTATTTATTCTTCACCAAGAACTTTGTCAATATTATCATCAAGTTGTTGAATTACTTTGCGAATATCAGAAACGCGAGGAGGAACACTTACCTCATCATAAGTATATCCTTTTTGGGCATCAAATAAAACTTGTCTGACTGCTGCTGCTGTACGGGCATCCATTTTGATTGTTACTTGCTTTTCTTTAGTCATAGATCTCCCTCCACACGGTTTTCAGAACGATATACATCAAATGCACCCTCAGGATAACGAGCACTAAGTTTCTCAAAGTTCATTTCTAGAATCTGTTCAAAGTTAGTATCAAGTGCCATAAATGCTTGAGCAAGATACCAGCAAATATCTCCAAGCTCACGCTTCAAATGAAAAACATTTTCTTCATTGTAAGGTTTACCTTGAAGGATAATTTTTTTGATAACCTCAGTAAACTCACCTGCTTCAGCACTCATACCTAGGGCCGCAGTGAGAAGACGAGGAGTGTCAGCATCACCAACAGTTTCTAGTTCAGTAAGACGAGCAAGCAGTTGTGCAAAATCACTACTTGCAGGACTTGTAGTTTGACGAACGAATTCAATATATTTGTTTGTGTCGATAACTTGAGTCATATTAGAATTTAAATCCTTCAAATGTTTTCTTTGGTTTCTTTTCTTCATAATCATACTCTTCATCCTTTCCATTGTCAAGGATGTCTTGTTGAGCAGATTGTTCGCAGTCATAAAGACGCATTTTAGCCCTATCAATACCAATCACGAAACGCTTATGAATGGTAGGGTCATTATAACGATTCTTAAGTTGTTTTACAAGAATCTGCCCAAGACCTTCAAGTTCTTCTGTAGAAATCAACGCAAACATTAAGTCAGCAGTTGCAGGAAGACCAAAACTCTCAGAAGTATCAGTTAGTTCCACGTCAGAGGAACCATAACCTGAACGAGTAGTCTGCGTAGCACTCACAATAGGAACATTAAACTCCACAGCAAGACCACGAAGTTCTTCCGCAATTGCCTTTACAAAGGTATAAGAGTTGATATTGCTATTGCCTTTGTACCTTGAAGATGAACAAATGTTCAGGTAGTCAATAAAAATGATATCTGGTTTAAAAGACTTCTTCAAAGCAAGTTCATTCAAGAGTGACTTAAAATGCCCAGCATGTGCAGAAGCAGTTGGATATTCTTTAATGATCAGAGTTCCTTGAGTTTTCTTCGCAAGGTTTGTTACCTTGCTTTCAAACATTTGTTTTGGAAGATCTACAATATCTTGAATAGGAACATTCAAAAGGTTTGCATCAATTCTTTCAGCAATGCGTTCTTCTGCCATTTCCAACGTAATGTACAAAACGTTCCGTCCTTGGAGCAAGACGGAGCTAGCCACATGGCACATGAATAGAGATTTCCCGACACCCGTACCAGCAAGAGCGATGTTAAGAGTTTTGTTAGGGAGACCACCTTTCGTGATTTTATTAAAATATTCAAGATCAAATTCAATTTTATCCTCCTTTTTATGATAAGACTCGTATCGTTGTTCATAGTCTTGCAGGTAATCATGACCTACGTGGTTATCAAAACTTACAGCAAGAGCATCAGAAAGAATAGAAGGAATGCTGTCACGATTCTTCTTTTCGTCATTTCCATCAGCAATATGAATAGACTCCATAAGTGCCAAGTAAATGGCACGATCGCGACACCACTTTTCTGTGGTATCAATTAACCAATTAAACTCCACAGGAACATCCTCAAGACAAGAAATGATCTGAGTAATCTCTTTAAAAGACTGCTCATTAATATCTGTCTTCTTTTCTATTTCAATGCAGAGAACTTCTTTTGTTGCTGGTTGATTGTACTCCTGAACAAAAGATAGTATTTCTTCAAATACAATTTTTTGATTTTGATCTTCAAAATATTCAGATTTAATAAAAGGAATTACCTTTCGTATATATTTTTCATTGTGTAAAAGGTTTCTAAGGATTAGAAACTCAACTTTCTCCATAACTAAATTCCTTTTGTGCGATTTGATCCAACTGTTGCATTACTTCTTCTGTGAAATATACCTCAGGTTCTTTTAGAATCTGCTTGGCATAAATCTTCTTACCATCAATCTCATAACGACCTGCTACATTCTTCCAGAGTCCACCAATCTCACCAAGTTCCAGAAGACCATAGTAACGATCAAGACCGCGCTCATCATAATACAGACGGATCTCAACATCTTTATTCTCCTTACTCAAACGCGATTTAGCAGTCTTAGCCTTGATAATATTTCCGACCACTTCCGTTCCATCCTTTTCTTTCTTTTTGCTGAGATAAATGATCGTACTTGCTGCGTATTTGAGTCCAGAACCTCCGCCCATTTCTTTCGTTGGTACATAAGCTCCGATGACATCGTATGTGTGATTTGTGACAAGAAGTGGAACATTTGCTTGACCTAATTTAAGTGTTAACATCCTGAAAGCACCTTTGACAAGTTGCGATTTAGTCATGTCACGAACTTGTTTGTCGTTAAGTGCATCAGTAATTTCTTTTTCTGTGGAAAGCATCCCCAAAGAGTCTAGCACAAACATGCAAGGTTTGCGTTCCTCTACAGGTTTTTTTAAATATAGATCTACTGCCTTGAGCGCCTTTCCACGGAACTCTTCAATTGTGACAACATTTACAACTACAAGGCGAGAAGTATCAATTCCACGAGATTCTACAAGAGATTTAGTAATAGCGGCCTCAGTATCAAAGTAGAGACAATAACCATCGGGATTGGTATCAAGAAAATTCTTAACAACGGCGAGGCTGAAGAAAGTTTTTCCAGTACTAGACTCTCCAGCAATAGCAGTAATCTTATTCCCAGATACCCCGCCAAATATGCTACCTGAAACCAGTGCATTAAAAATGTACGAACCTGTGTCAACATACTTTTCAGTCTC